AAACAAGGGATCCATAAACCGACAGTGGTATTTTACCAAGAAAGATAACTGTTATAAAAAATTAATGATTGATTTGAGGTCTGAAATGGGATGGGCCGTCGCCGGCGGTCATATGCTCCTCGATATGGAAAATATTATTCCTTCTGCAAAAAATTTCATTTTGAAAATGAAAAATAGAATAGACAAATGTACGAATATAAATTTTGAAATAGAAAGAGTTTATTTAAATCACCGAGTATATGGTCAAGACGGTGTGATACACACAGATTCAAATAGACCGAATTGTTATACACTTTTAATATATATAGGTGATATTACACCCGAAAACTATGATAAGGCTGGTGGAGACTTAGAATTGAAAACTAAAGAAATTACGAAGATCACCAAAGTATTTTCGATTCAGCTGACAAAATACTTATAGAACGACAACCACCGGGTGGATTTCAAAATATCGAGATTCTTTTGCATTACATGTTCAGAGATAAGGTTATATTGGTATCACCCGTGAGCATGCATGTACATTTTGGTATGAGACATCTAGACTATGACCAAAGAAAGGAGAGAACTGTCTCTATCGCTGAGAAATATATAGATGGAGACATTCCCTATGAGAGAAAACACGACATAGCGGATGCGTTATGTATGATTGTGTATGACAATTTCAAGTCTTGTGTTCATTTCTTTGACAAGTTCAAATATTTTGGTGGCCTATAATAAATGCCAACAGCTAAGCAACTTCAGAATGCCAAGAAGAAACTGAAGAAGACCACTAAACCCACAGGAAATACACCCAAATTACCAACTTCCACTCTTCTTCGTCTCATTGCGGCAGACCCAAAGATTCGTCGAAACAGAGAATTCATGAAAATGGTTCAAGAACTCTCAAAGAAGAAGTAAGGAATTCACTTCACCGTGTTCTTGTAGCTGTGGCGTAGTTCTTCGAAAAATGTATCAAACACACCTAACCTGTACTGTGTAAATGCCCATAGTGCGAAAAACACCGTCTTTGTCATCTTATTTATATCATTCTCTTCCATTTTGTAAATAGGACCAACCAGGCGACCCATGAAGGTTTCATCCTTAGACTTACCAGTCATATAAGACTCCGCTTGAGTTAATGCACATGTGTCATCATTAACAGACCAATGATAGAAGATGAAAGGTATAACCATGGAGTAAAACTCGAGATTTCTACGGTTATTCGTAAAAGGTATAATCAAAATCAGCAACAGAAAAATAGTATGAAGCAGGAAAATTATATTCATCTATTATAACATGGTCAGAGAAAAAATTGTGTGGAATGACCAGCATGAAAATATACTACGCCAATGGGGTGAAGCCTGTGCGTGTTATCGATTTATGCATCATAGGTCGTTCATGATGTTTAAGGATTTGAGTATGAAATTTACCCTACCTGTAATTGTTCTTTCTACAATAACTGGTACTGCAAACTTTGCACAATCTACTTTACCCGTGAGTATTCAACCCGCTGCCCCATCTATCATAGGTGGTTTAAATCTTGTGGCTGGTCTCATCGCGACAGTCATGCAATTCTTGAAGATTAATGAACTCATGGAAAATCATAGAACTGCTGCGTTATCCCATGGACTCTTGTCTAGAAATATTCGTTTGATGTTAGCTATACCACGAGATGAAAGAAAGAAGGATGGCTTGAAATTTGTAGAAGATTGTAAAGCTGAATATGATAGACTTATTGAACAGTCTCCACCAATTCCGTCTAAAATTATGATTGAATTCGATAAAGAATATCCCCTTGAGAACGTATTTACAAAACCCGAGATTCTTACTGTGCGTTCAATACCAATTCTGAAGCTTCCCAAAACAATCGAAACTGTAGAAGCTATAACTAAGGGTACACCCCTAGAAAGGGCGGGAAAATTCCTTTCCAAGCAGCCACCATCACCAAATGACAATGACGATGACGATGAAATCATTCTTGATGAAGAGGAAGAGGAAGAGGAAGAGGAAGAGGAAGAAGAGATAGACGTCGAGCAAGGTACACCAAAAGAATGAACATAATCACATTGGTAAGAACTCCACATGCAACGTATGGTAAAATTTTTCTTTTTAAAGGTTCTACGACACGTTTATGTAGTGCGTCATTCTCCAGCACTAAATCTATGGCCTGATTAGTAAGATCATCAATGGACTCCTTCATTAAAACTATTCCACAAAAAAAAGAAGTCAAAAATACCGTGGCTACGATTCACACCAAACAAATTGAACTCATTCGTAGGTATTTGCGTGAAAGAAAGAATGTGTTCATCTGTGGTGGATATGGTGTAGGCAAATCGTATATTCTCAAAGAGGTGTTGGAAGGTTTGAATAATGTCGAATTACGAACCGACCATTTAAAAAGTAAGTCACCATTTTTAGCGTTCATCAAAACATCCACAAAACACCTGTTTATAGAAGACTATGACCCAGTGTTCAAACCACTCATAGAACAAGTCTCGGATGGAAATAGATTGAGTCGTGGCTCTCTTATTGTGACTTCTGTGAACATGTGTATGTATCCAAATTTTGAAACAGTGTTCATTCCAAAACATAAACCAGAAACACTTCTCACACTCGTAGATGATAAAAGTCCAAAGGCTGAAAATGCTGCTTATAGATGCAAAGGAAATATTCGGAATTTTTTCACATATCTTGATGGTCATGATGAGATGGATGATTTCAAAACCCCTAAAGAATTCATCAATGAAGTATTATCTGACCCGACACCTATAAAAATTCATGACAGTATTTCTGAGCATGGACACATATGGGACATCTTCCAAGAAAATTACTTGAATTCGAAGGGTGTAGATATTTTAACAATCACAAATTCATTTTCAGATGCAGACTTATTTGATAACCACATCTACACATCTGGGAATTGGAGTCTCATGCCTTACTTTGTTCTGCACGCCCTCACTATACCAAAGTCATGTCTAGGTGAACCACTCGAAAAGGATAAAATTAGACCTGGGAGTTGTTGGACTAAACTTGGGAACTACAAGATGAGAAAGGGGAAATTTCAAGAAATTAGGAAAAAATCGAGAATGGGATTGGGTGTAGAAGAATTGTGTCTTTTGAAGAAGTATGCAGAAAAAGGAGACCTAAGTAAATTGGTGGAGTATGGAATCACACCTCAAGACTTCGACGTCATCAACCACTTGGCTGTTGGAAGTGGCTTAAAATCAAGAGAAGTAACTAAAATCAAGAAAGCCTTGAAGAATGAGTACGAAGGAGGAAGAACATGAAGTTGAAGAATGTGTCAAAGTTATTGGGAATGAAATTCTCTTCTATGCCGATGTCGATCGCGAAAACGCTCTTGACTTCGTTGAGAAATTTAAGAAGTTGGAGATTGAACTTCTTAAGAAAAAAGCTGAACTCTTTGGCTACGAACCCCTAATTAGGGTTCATATCATGTCCGAAGGTGGAGACATTTTTGCCGGTATGAACATGATGAATGTTCTTGAAACTTCGCGTGTTAAGATTCATACCATCGCCCAAGGTTCCTGTTGTAGTGCAGCTACATTCATGCTCCTTGGTGGTAGTGAAAGACGTATGGGGAGGAATGCATACGTTCTCATTCACCAGATTTCTACTGAGATGTGGGGTAATTTTCAAGAACTTAAACACGAGTTGAAGTCGACGGATAAGTTTATGAGGATGCTCAAGAAGATGTATCTTGAAAAGACTAAGATTCCTGAGAAAATGCTCAAGAAGTTGATGAAGAAGGATATTTACCTTTCCCCTAAAGACTGTCTCAAGTATGGAATCGTTCACGCTCTTGAGTAAGTGTCACAGAACGCTTGTAGAGAGCTAATAGACATAGAATTATTAATATGATACAAAATGTATTTAAATTTAAAGGCACTTGTGTGCTTTCTGAAGGCCTAAGTCGTTCCATTCTGCCATAATTCACAACTGGAATTCCAGACATCTATTTAAAGTTGAGAATTTATTTATTCACACAATGGAACGCCTTATCAAACAAGATAAACACGGCAACGACCGCTACATTGACATCAAAGTTGTGGACTTGAAGGATGGAACTGCTGACATCGTGAAGATCTCTGGTGTTGTGGGGAATGACAAGTTTTCCGAGTCACGAACCAATGTCAAGACTGGTTATGAAAAGGCTCTCAAGAGAGCCCAAACCATGTGGAACAACGAGCACACGAAGTGCAACCAAGTGTTGCCTAT